GATTTGGCACCTATTAAAGACCAGCATCGTAGAAGCGTAACAGCTGTTGTTCTCGAGAACACAGAAAGAGCACTTCGCGAAGCTAATCAATATGTTCCACAAACTTTAACAGAAGCTGCACCTGCTAACCAGACCGGCGCTGATATCGATACTTTCGATCCAGTTTTGATCTCTTTAGTTCGTCGTGCAATGCCTAATCTTATCGCTTATGACATCTGCGGCGTTCAGCCAATGACTGGTCCTACCGGTTTGATCTTCGCAATGCGCTCCAAGTACAGCAACAGCTCCAACAGTGGTGTTGAGAACTTCTACAATGAAGTTAACACATCATTCTCTTCTGTAGTTACCGGTGCTAATACATTGGGTCAGAAGCATGTTGGTGGTGTTCCTGGTAACACAACAACTGGTACTGCTAACGTTGCAGAAGCTGGTATCTATAACTTCGGTTCTGGTATGTCTACTGCTCAAGCAGAAGGTTTAGGAACTGCAAGTAACGTAGCATTTGCTGAAATGGCTTTCTCAATCGAGAAAGTAACTGTAACAGCTAAGTCCCGTGCTTTAAAGGCTGAGTACTCAATGGAACTCGCACAAGACTTGAAAGCAATCCACGGTCTTGACGCTGAAACAGAATTGTCAAACATTTTATCGGCTGAGATCCTTGCTGAGATCAACCGTGAAGTTGTTCGTACAATCAACGTTACAGCTACCAGAGGTGCTTCAGAAAACACAACAACAGTTGGTCGTTTCGACTTAGATACTGACTCAAACGGCCGTTGGTCTGTTGAGAAGTTCAAGGGCTTAATGTTCCAAGTTGAGCGTGAAGCTAACCAAATCGCCAAGGCTACTCGTCGTGGTAAAGGTAACATGATCATCTGTTCTTCTGACGTTGCTTCTGCACTTCAGATGGCTGGTGTTCTTGATTACGCTCCTGCTTTAAATAGCAACAACTTGAATGTTGATGACACTGGCAATACTTTTGCTGGCGTATTGAACGGTCGTATCCGTGTTTATATCGATCCATATGCAACAGGTAACTACTTGGTAGTTGGCTATAAGGGTGCTTCTGCATTCGACGCTGGCTTGTTCTACTGCCCATATGTTCCTTTACAGATGGTTCGTGCTGTTGATCCTGACAGCTTCCAACCAAAGATTGGCTTCAAGACCCGTTACGGAATGGTTGCAAACCCATTCGCAGAAGGTTCTACAGCTGGTTCAGGCGCTCTCACAAAAGATAGCAACGTTTACTATCGCAGAGTCCTGATCGACAATCTAATGTAATTTGAATATAAAAATTACAATATAACATAGCAGTAATTTTGAGAGGACCTTCGGGTCCTCTCTTTTTGTTTGGATAAATAGTAAAAAAGGATATACTATGAGCGCCCTTCAAAACACCCCAACAAATAGAAACTTTCTATCCCCCAATAACTTTAGGTTAGTTCTGCAAAGAGCTCCTATGCTTAACTACTTCCTTCAAACAGCCTCTATACCAGGCCTTACGTTTGTTGGCTCCGTGGACTATCAAACACCATTCGTAAAGATCCCACTACCTGGAGACCATTTAAATTACTCTCCTCTCAGTGTATCTTTTATGGTGGATGAAGATCTAACTAACTACATGGAAATATGGAACTGGATATACAGTATTGCTGGTCCTGCTACACTGACCCCTGGTGAGCATGGTAAGACCTACTCTATAGATAATAGTCTAAAGTCAGATCCAACAGCTGCAATCCGCTCTGATGTTAAGTTAATGGTTATGACAAGTTCAAAGAATCCTAACATAGAAGTAACTTTTAGAGATGCGTTTCCTATATCGCTAGGTGAGTTGAACTTTGTTACAACAGCCAGTGACGTTGCATATCTCGAATCATCAGTAACTTTTGAGTATGTAAACTACACTATAAACAGAGTATAGTTGACTTATAGCTTTCATTGCTGTACAATACAGTTCATTATCGGAGGACTGTATGAAAACAGATGATCTAATAGTTGAATGGGAAAAGGATAGTGAGATTGATAAGACCGAGCTTGGCAAAGAGTCTCTCCGTATTCCTCAGCTACACTCTAAGTATTTAAAAGAATTCTACATGGCCAAGGCTTTGCATACGAAGCTGAATGGTGATTTCAAGAAGCTATATAAACTCAAGCATCAATATTATCAGGGTATTCTACCTGAAGAATATCTTAAAGAATACAAGTGGGATCCGCAACCACTAAAGATACTCAAATCAGATATTCCAATGTACTTGGAATCTGATGAAGACCTGCAAACAATACAACAAAGAATTACACTTACAGAAGATAAGATCGAAATTATCGAAAACATTATCCGTACTCTCAACAATCGTGGCTATCTAATTAAGAACGCTGTAGAGTGGGAAAAGTTTAAAATGGGCTTATGATACAAATAGAACGATACAATGAGACCTATGTTAAGGTACACTGTGAAGATAGTATTGCTCAGGAACTGAGTAACTATTTTACATTTGAAGTACCCGGTGCTCGTTTTATTCCTTCTGTTAAAAATAAAAGATGGGACGGTAAGATTCGATTATTCAACTCTGGCACTCATCACATATATGCTGGCCTGATAGAATATATCAAAGATTTTGCAAATCAAAACAACTACCCCGTTGAGTTATTATCGGATTTCGAGGATGATACAGGTGAGATAGATCTTGATGATTTCTTTAAGAATATCAAGCTCACGAAAGAACCAAGGGACTATCAGTTATCAACGTTCCTCTATGCAATAAGAAAAAGAAGAGCGTTGCTACTATCTCCTACAGCATCTGGTAAGTCGTTAATGATTTACTTGATCTGTAGATACTATGGATTAAAGACTCTACTGATTGTACCAACTACTACTTTAGTACATCAAATGTACGGCGACTTCGAAGAGTATGGGTTTGATTCTGAATCACACTGTCATCAGATATTCTCTGGTCAGGAGAAAGACACTGATAAGCAAATATACATATCAACATGGCAATCAATATACACTCAACCTCGTAAATGGTTTCAACAGTTTGATGTTGTGATTGGGGATGAGGCTCATTTATTTAAAGCTAAGTCCCTTACAACAATTATGCAGAACCTAATGGACTGCAAGTATAGGTTTGGCTTTACAGGTACGCTAGATGGCTCTCAAACACATAAGCTAGTACTTGAAGGATTATTTGGTACTGTAAAGAAAGTAATCACCACAGCAGAATTGATTGAGCAGAAGTACCTATCTGAGTTTAAGATCAAAGCTGTGATGCTCAAGTACGATGATTACTACAGGAACTTGAACAAAGCTGCACCGTATAGGAATGAGATTGAGTTCTTAATTAATCATACTCCTAGAAATAAGTTTATACGCAATCTAGCCCTGACTCTTAAAGGCAATACATTAATTTTATATCAATATGTTGACAAACATGGAAAAGCAATATACGATCTTATTAAGGATAAGGCAGGTGATAGAAAAGTCTACTTCGTTTCTGGTACGATGTCTGGTGAGGATAGAGATGCTATTAGAAGAGCTGTGGAATTGGAAACTGATTCGATTATTGTTGCTTCTTACGGTACTTTTTCTACTGGTGTCAACATTACGAACCTGCACAATATCATTTTCGCTTCACCTTCAAAGTCACGAATTAGAAATCTCCAATCCATCGGACGTGGACTACGAAAGGGAAGTAGAAAGGATAAAGCCGTCCTTATCGACATAGCTGATGATCTACAGTGGAAACAAAGACGTAATTTTACTCTGAATCATTTTGTTGAACGTATCAAGATATATAATGAAGAGAAGTTTGAATACAAAACATTTTCAATAGACCTCAAGGGATGAAATGGTAAAAATAATAAAACTTCAAAATAACGTAGAGATTATAGGAACATTTGCTCACGAAACTAATAAAGAAGTGATTGTTGATAACCCCTTTACGATTAACTATATTTTCTCTCCCAGTAACGATAGACCAATAATTGGCTTATTAAGATATATGCCCTTTGCAGATAAGAGGCAGATTGCATTTAATAGAGACCACCTACTCCACGTAATGGATGCAAGATCATCCATGGCTAGCTACTACACATCAACTCTAGAAACATATATCACTGAGGTAGACGAGAGTATTGATGATGAACTAGATAACATCGTTAAACTAGAAGCACTAGATCAAGAGAGCTCTGCTGATATGCTTGCTGCGATGCTTGAAAAACTGAATCCTAACAATAAGATGCATTAATATGGCTACAAACTACATTGATAATAAAACTTTTTATGAAGCAATAAAGAAGCATAAGGAGACTGTTAAAGCTGCTGTTGCTGAAGGTAAGCCTAAACCAATACTACCAAACTATCTTGGTGAATGTATACTTCTCATTGCAAACCGTTTAGCAACCAAACCAAACTTTATTAACTACTCATATAAAGATGAAATGATTGCAGACGGTATTGAAAACTGTATCATGTATATTGATAATTTTGATCCAGAAAAGTCTACCAATCCTTTTGCATACTTTACACAGATCATATACTTTGCATTCCTAAGAAGGATACAGAAAGAGAAGAAGCACCTCTACATCAAACACCAAGTGTATATGCAGTCCTCTATTGCTGATGAGTTATTTAATTTACAGGATGGTGATGATAGTGAAGGTGTTGTGATGACTAATATGTTTGATAACGAGAAGATGAGTGACTTTGTCAAATCATTCGAAGAAAACTTAGAAAAGAAACGTAAACCACAGGAAAAGATTGGTATTGATAAATTCATTGAGGAATAATGAAAATAGCATTGATAACAGACACCCACTTTGGGGCAAGAGGGGACCATGCAGCATTCGATAAACATTTTGAGAAATTCTACAAAGACACTTTCATCAGAACACTCGACGAGCGAGATGTACGCAGCGTTATTCATCTTGGCGATATGTTCGATCGTCGCAAGTATATTAATTATCTCACTCTCAGTAATTGTAGGAAGTATTTTTTTGATCCTCTTTATGGTAGAGGTATTGAAATTGATGTTATCGTCGGTAATCACGATGTCTTCTACAAGAACACCAACGAAGTCAACTCCCCCTCACTTTTATTAAACGATTACGATAACATTACTGTAGTCGACCAACCGGATACGTATAGATATGATGGCTTAGATATACTAATGCTACCATGGATATGCGCTGACAATTACCAGCAAGTAATGGACTTGATTCAAAGTACACCTGCACAGGTATGCTTTGGTCATCTTGAACTAGCTGGCTTTCAAATGTATAAAGGACAGGTAAATGATCATGGATTTGATGCAAATATATTTAACCGATTTGATCTTGTGTGTACTGGTCATTTTCATCATCGTTCAAGCTCTGGGAATATTCACTATCTCGGTAATCCTTATGAGCTTACGTGGGCTGATTATGAAGATCCAAGAGGGTTCCATATCTTCGACACAGAAACAAGAGAATTAGAGTTCATTCAGAACCCTAGTAGAATGTTTCATAAAGTATTCTACAACAACGAGTATAAGGTTGCGGAATACGATCACTTGAAAGACTGCTTTGTTAAGGTCATAGTACAAAGTAGAGATAACCCACTTCAATTCGATATGCTAATTGATAAGTTAGAGAAAGCTGGTATTGCTGATCTTCAAGTTGTTGACGATCATATGCATATGGATCTTCAGGATGATGATGATATCATTGAAAGTGCTGAAGATACAATGACCATCCTGTCCAAGTTTTGCGAGCAGTTAGATACTACTGCCGATAAGAAAAGACTTGACAACCTGCTAAGAAATCTGTATAATGAGGCGATCAATATAGAATCCACATAATATGATTTTATTTTCAAAGATTAGATGGAAGAATATTCTATCTACTGGTGATGTTTGGACCGAAGTTAACTTTCAGAAGTCGAGATCAACGCTTATAGTTGGAGAGAATGGTGCTGGTAAGAGTACTATTCTTGATGCCATTTGCTTTGCCCTATTTGCTAAGCCATTTCGAAAGATTAACAAATCACAGCTGATCAATTCAATCAACAAGAAGGGTATGTTGGTTGAGATCGAGTTCTCTATTGGCTCAAAACAATATCTAGTACGTAGAGGTCAGAAACCAAGTGTGTTCGATATTATCGTAGATGGTAATATGCTGAACCAGACTTCCGATGTAAGAGAATATCAAGAGATGCTTGAGAAGAATATACTCAAGCTAAACTTCAAATCATTCTCTCAGATCGTCATGCTTGGTAGTGCATCGTTTACTCCATTCATGCAACTCCCTGCTGCTCATCGTAGAGAGATCATTGAGGATCTTTTAGACATTCAGATCTTCTCTACAATGAACAGTATTCTTAAAGAGAAGGTGCAACTCAACAAAGAAGAGATTACTAGTGTCAATTACGAGTTGAAACTTCTTGCAGAGAAGATCGAACTACAAAAAAGACTAGCTGAGTCCATGCTTCAGAACAACGAAGCAGTCATTGCTAATAAGACTGCTCAGTCAGTCGAGGTTGGTGGTAATCTACAAATAGCATTGGATACTCTAGGTGAGATTAACTCTATCATATCAACCATGGAGAGTACAATTGCAGATAGTGCTCAAGTACATATAAAACTAAAGAAGATAGAACGGTTGTACGAAATAGCAGATGCGAAGATAAAGAAGGTTGAAGGTGAGATAGAGTTCTTCAACAATAACGACGACTGCCCTACATGCAGACAAGCTATAGAGCAAGTCTTTAAGGATAAATCCATTGACGAGAAGATGGCTATGCTTACTCAGCTAGTCACTGCTAAAGATGATATTGTTAATCAACAGCAGGTCATTAGTTCCAGGATCTTAGAGATAGATGAGGTCAATGATCAGTTATCTGAAAAACGTGTAACTGCTCTCAACTATCGTACCCAGATTCAAATATATGAGAAT